GGCTTTATTTCGGGGTATAAAAAACCGTTATTCCTGTTTTTGATTCGTGTTGCACTTTTTTTGTTTATGTATTCTGCGCCGCGTCTTGAGTTGCATGGCTTGCATGCCGGAACGAATCCTTCGCCGATTGTGCCGCCTGCATCTGACTCAACGAGGTGATCTAATTCGGTTGCTTCTGCGCGTCTGCACCAATGACATACAGGTTGATCGCGAAGTAGTTCGGCGCGTGCGTGTTTGTATTGTGGTGTGTTTCGTTCTCTGTTGGGTTCCATTGTTTTACCCCACTACCGCGCCGCAAGGGAGCGGCTTGCTCTCGATTGATGTTGAGTGTGTTGCATGTCGGGCTCGAGTCTGTTGAGTTTGTTTTCGGTATGTCATCTATGAGCGTAATGCAAGACAGACCCCTGAAGGGCCTCCCGTCCGTTGCCATCACTGGACTCCCTATTCAATTCCTTTACTCACTGCGCTTCGACGCTTTGCCAATCCTTTTCGTGTTTCAAGTTTTGGACGCGCCGATCTAACCAAGTTCCCTTGGATTAGCCCCGTCACTTGCGAAGGTGATACGACCGTGATTCTTGCCAGTTGTAGAAGTGTTTAGCGTTTCTTTTTGTCTGACCTAACTAAAAGGATCCCCCAAATTAGAGTCACGCCAAGGAGCGCCCAAACTGTTCTGCTCATGTTAAAGACATCGCAAAGAGCTCATCAATCGCAACGGCTTTTGTTTTATCCGTTTGATTAAGAGTTGGTCTAATTTGCAACTCCCATCGTGCTTTTGTTGCCATGCTTTGCTCCTTGTTTCTGACTCGATTTTTATTTGACCAAGACACTCCAACTGATTCGCCAATTAACTTCCAGCCAGAAGCCTTGTAGATCGTGCCGGCATGAACTTCTGTATCTTGATACGACACAAACCAAGACACATCTGGCATTCTGCTTTTTATGATTGATCGCATTACTGACAGCATCCTTGATCCAGTGTTTTTTGGTGCATCTAGAGCAATAGCAAATCGACGCAACTCTAGAGCCTCTCGACCGTACTTCATCCTGTTAGCTGCTACAGGAGACGACCAAATTGCTACCGCATACAGATCACCGTCAAATCTTGCTCCGAAGCAGATTGAATGCTTGTTCCTGACTACATTTGACCAATCAATTATTGGAAGCCTGCTATGCCATAACGCATTTAATCTGCATGCTGTATGTACATCAATTATTTCAATGTCAAATTGGAGCGGAGAGGTCGGAATCGCACCGCCGTCTGCTATCTGGAAAGACAGCCGTTCTGCTATTGAACTATCACCGCAAATCATAGTTTCATCCGTTCAATTACCTTTGAGCACTGCCCAGATGACAAAGTCTCGATCACTACATCGTCCACGCCGAGAGTTTTGTGAATGAACTCAAGCAGCTGGAAGTCGTCCCATGCTTTACCTCGAGCAAGTGACTTTAAGAAGGCGATCTGTTTAGGTGTAGCACCGCCAAAAGTGTCAGGTGCAGTCGTGCTATTCACGCGGTTCACTTTCTCCATTTCGGTAGATGATGCGCGCTCTCCAGTGTGTCCTAGTGGGCCGTTGCTGATTGCGCGTCCGATTGCTGATGTTTCGCAGTTCTCTAGGAACGATGTTTTGTTTACTGGGGAATTGCCCATAACTTCTTCTGCCCAGCCGTGCGCGATGATTCGTCCTTCGTTGTCAAAAGTCTCGCACCTAAATATGACCGTAGACGCGTCGTAGTGCATCATGGTCGTCACGATCTGTCCTTGTGGGTACGCAGTCCAAAATCGTTCTAGGCGCTGTGCGACTGTTTCATAGAGGGATAGGTCGAAGTGTGCCATTAGCGCGCCTTCCAGACAATTGCCATGTTGCCAGCCAAGGTTGGTCGCTCAAGGTCTGTGGCGTAGACAAACTTGTCTTTGACTAAGGAGCCCCGGGTGGGTCTGACAGTGTTGCCAGAGATGCCCAGTGCGCGCTCAATCTCTTCGTCTGTCGCGCCGCCTGTCTGCTTGAGATATTCGTACACGCGCCGACGCTTTGAGCCTGATTTAGGCAAGGCGTTTAGAGCTGCACTTGCCGAGGTCGGTTTTGCGCTGGGTGAGATGATGACGGTGTTGCGGTCTATTGCAATGTTTTCTCGGTATTGCCCGAGTCCGCGTGTAGGTGCAAAAAGTTGTAGGTCGTTCATTTGATTGGCTTCACTTTCTTGCATGCTTTGAGGTCTGGGTGACTCCAAAGGATTTTGGTCGGGTTAGTGGCGTGCGGTGTGCCGTGCATTTCTAATCCGCATTTCTTACATACTATTTTGTGCATGTCAAGATCACATTGATCGCGGCTCGAAGCACTGACGCATTAAAGCGCGCCTGCTCTCCACCTGCTTCCATGCTTGCTTCGTACATAATCGCCAATTCATCAAGAAGAATGTCGTGAGTGTGTTTTGGTGCAGGTACATGATTAGGACGAAAGATGTCGTCTACAAACTGCATGAAAACTTTGTTGTATTTGTCGCTGTAAGTTTCGGGATACATTCGTCGGGTCTCCTCTGTTAAGCCTGTTTCGGGATATTGCTCTTCGGTCACTTCGGAAGATTCCAAGGCGACCAATTAGAATTATGCCACACTGCGAGAGCTGCGATGAGGTTTACTTTTGGATCAAACAATTCGTCGCACACTGTCAAGATTCCTTTTGCTTGTAGCCAACCTTGAGGCCAGTATGCCGAAGGGGTGCACCAGAATCCGTTGATCTGCATATAGCCATAAGAGCCGCCTGCGGTGTCTCGAGGATTGAAAGCGTCTGGAGTGCAATTTGACTCGCGTTTAAGGACGCGCATCAGGGTCGGTGTTTCGGTTGCAGGCCAGCCAACACTTAAAGCAAGGTTAAGAGCTTGCGCGCAAGCCGTAGCCGGCGTAGTGACGGGGGGTGTAACTACGACTGGCAGTGTGCCAAGTGGGATCGTCGCGTAGGCGGTCACGGGGCTTACTTGTGACATGCCTTCAGGCGGCTTAGAAGCGTCCCAGAGGAGCACAAAAGGACATAGCCCTATAGTTACCCATGCGAAGATTTTGATCGTTAGATAGCTCATTGTTGAAAACTCAATTCTGTTGGGACGCCCCAGCTGTCGCCTGCCAAAGTGCGGAAGGCGATCTGGGCGCGGATAATTTTGTGGGTGTCTTCGTGTCGAAAGATCTGAACAAGGATTTCTTGTCCGTTGTCAAGGTTGCATCGCCCAACTTCGTAGATGAAGACTTTGGGCTCGGTCATAATTTAACTCCTATCGTCGGTACTTCGACCATAGAGGATCAGTGTGCGCTATTGGGGGATTTCGGCAAACACTCTCTGAAAGGCTTGTTTTACAAGGGCTGGGGAGTCTGCCATAGCCGGCGTGATCTCATAATGAAGCCAATCGCCTGGTACGCCGTGAATAGTTTCTTTTGTGTATTTTTGCCACTTCTGTCGGTCGCATCTCCAGCCGCGTCCGAATGGTGCGATGTAATCAAGTACGCATTCAAGACCGAGCGCGTTTGCGTTCGCGATGACAATGTTTAGGAAAGCGACCGATCCTTTGCGACTGGCGTTCGGATGTTGCTCTGATTTGCGATAAGAAAGATCCACCGCGCGCCCTGTGGCATGCACCGACAAATTCTCGGATCCCCTCATCGGGCGAATCCCGTAGCTGCCGTTATTCCAGAAAGCACCGTCACCAAAGCGGATTGCTTGTCTGATCCATTCGTCCATCCCCTGCCTAGGTGCAGCTGCGGCTCCGTCGGAGTTTCCTGTGTAGGGGCGACTGTTCAGGATCTTTGGGTTTGCTGGGATTACGCTCATGGCGTTACAGGTTCGGCAGGCTTTCGCTTAAGTCCGTTGGCGGCGACGAGTCCAGAAAGTGTGCCTGTCATAAAGACCGTAAGGGTTGAAAGTAGATCGATGAATTGCGCGTCGTTAGGTGATTGCTCAAGTGGCTGGGTAACAAAAAGTAAGCCATAAACAAAACCGATGACAGTGAGTGCGAAGGTGACTGCAATAGTGCAACCTACAAAGACGATCATGCGCGCATGCAAGATTTCTATTTCTGCTTTTTCCCTAGCCATTGCTTGCCCTTTCGCATTGTTGAATAGTCGAGCAGCGTGTTAGCGCGGTGTTGCGTACTTTGAGTGGTGCGTTGGTTCGTGTTGTTTCGCAAGCGGTCAGGACGAGTGCAAACACAAAACTAGCCAGCAGGGTTAGGTGGGTACGGGTTCGCATCTTTTACCGCTTGGACGGCGGATTCCCATGCGGCTTGCGTGTTTGTGCCGCGTTGCCACTCAAAGAAGAGTCCGTCTGATTGGGCTTCGTATTGTGTGCGGCGTGTTGTTTCTACAACTGCTACTTGTTGGTTGTAGGCAACTGTTGGCCATTGTGCGTCTAGTTCGGCTTGGGTTGGTGCTGTGCCTGCACTAAGCCATTCAAGTGTGTCGTAGTCGTTGTTGTTTAGTGTCCATTGTTTGCCGGGGTAGTTGGCCGTCAAAACTGCTGCGTAGTCGGTCATGGGGTCACTTCCATCACTGTGATAGTGGATACTGTGCGGTTAGTTGTTGCCGCGTCTGAGTCGCCGTTGTTTCTGTTCACATAGCCTGTACCTGACGCGTTCACCATTATTTGTAATTTGTAAGTCGTTGCGCTAGTTGTGGCAGGGCTATCCAAAAAGTTCATAGCAGCTGTTTGTGATAATCCGCCGTTTGGGTATGCCCCAGCGGTAGATCTAATTCGACTACCTGCCGTGTCGCCGATAGCAATAGCGGTTGAGTCGCGCATAAGTCGCGCGAACACAGCGTAACTACTTCCGTCGCTTGCCAAGTTTGCTGTGACCATTACCAAGATTTTGTTGGTTGCGCTAGTAGGTGTAATTGAAATAGATAGCCCTGTGACATCAACAAAACTTGTAGAAGCGGTGCTAAAAGTGTCACTCTTGAAAACATTTTTTATTTGCACGATCGCAGATGTGGGGTTAGTTGCTGCAAAACTTAGGTTGGCATTAAGCGACGCTGCGGTAAGCACTTCTCCAGCGGTGTAAGTCGTTAGTGGCATGTTTCTATCCTAAGACATTTTCTTCGTCAAGTGTGCCATATACCAGATCGTTTAAGATGAGCTCATAGACGATCGTGGTTGGTGAGGTGAAGTAGGTGACTGCGTGCCCAGCCGACAAGGTAAGCCTGTGCTCGAGCCCTTCAATGGTGAGATCTTGCGCGAACTGGGTTGGGCCTGCCGAGGTCGTAATTGACTTTTGGATATTGATCAGGTCGCCGACATCGAGGAGCGCCAAAGTGTCTTGGTCTAGTGCAGGTGTGCCGGGGAACTCTGTGCCGAGGAAGTTGAAGCGTGCTTCGGGATCTGGGCTTATTAAGTATTGAGCAAGGGTTAAGGCTGCCGCATCATTGTGTAGGAGTGAATCTGTTATTGACTGCGTCTGCACAAGATAAGCAGCTTGGCTGACTAGGTCTTCTGCTACTTGTGGCGATGTTGCTCCAGCGTGCTGGATTGACGCGCGGTTTATGACCGTGTCCGCTTGGAAGGAGATGTCAATGGCGCTGTAGCCGATCTGCGTACCGTCGTCGTGGAACTCGGCAACAGGCGATCCCAGCGTCGTTCCGATGCGCTTTTGGAAGGTGATAGTGCCTTCTCGATCTACAAAGATTCTGCCCTGCTCGGCTTCATTGATCTTGTTGGCGTACCCTGCGACCGATGTACCGTTGGCGACTGTGTAGGCAGCTGCACCGCCAAGGGTTGCCACGCCTGTCTCAATGCTCCGTGTGCCTGTGTAAGCGACTTCTGGTAGATCTAGCAGGTCATCAAAACGCTCGCTCGAAAGCTGTTCTGTGACATTCCATTCAGCAAGGAAGGTCTGTCCCAGCTGATATGAGAAGTCCGCACAATTAACGGTCACTGTGTCCAGACCGCCAAGCGTGAAGGTGTAGTCGTAATTGACTATGTAGCCCACCCACAAAAGTTCTTTGACATTGGTAGAGCTGTATCGAGAAAAGCGGACTTCGCGAAGCGGTGCAAGCCCCGGCTGATTATTGTTTGGATCGTAGTAGGGCGAGGTCGTGTCAAAAGGATTGAACACTCCGTCGGCGTAAGTGTCATTAAGCGTGAAGTTCATCGTGCCATAAGCGAACTGGTCGCCAGTGTTAGCGCGTCCACGCTTGGCAGTTAGTGAGATAGCACCGTCTAAGACGCTTGCGAACTGGGATGTACCGTCAAGCACATATTCCGTATTGTTTAGTTCGCCTTTCAGATCGTCGTCAAGTGTAAAAGCGTTCCAGTCGTACCCTGTGTCAATCTCGAGGTCGTAGTTACCTGACCCCAGTACCGCTACGCCAGCCATTAGGCGACCGCTATGTTCGCAGGGCCATTCTGCCTATTAAACGCTCTAATCGCGTTTACGACAGCTGTGCCGATCTCCGCGCTTGAGCCGAGACCGCCAGTGATGTTAATCGTGTAGTTTCCGCCCATGCCAGAATTGCGTCCAGATAGTGGGATGACCGCTTCAGGGCCACGCTCACCGATCATTGCAAGCGTAGGCCCTGTCACGATTCCACCGTCTGCCAGATAAGGAATGTTTGGGACGGAGAAGCCTTTGCCACCTAGCCCGGGTACCCAATCAGGGAACTCAAAAGAAAGTGAGCCAATGGTGTTATTCCAAAGTTTAGCAATGCTGTTGAAAATGTTTTTGTAGACGCCTAAAACAAAATTAAAATAAGTCGTGAGTGCATTAAATGCAAATTTTGTGCCAATAACTATTCCGTCAATTACTGTGTCTACGACTTTGCGGACTGTCTCAAACTTAAAATAGAGCGCGACTAAAGCGGCAATTAATACAGCAATGCCAAGAGTGATAAAGCCAACCATCGCTATTTGAGCGGCGGTCAGGCTTAAAGCAAAGAGTGTGTTTATGAGTGTGGCAATTGAGACAGCTGCATTAAAAACCAAGACTGCTGCCGATACAGAAGCAATCGCTCCAGCAACTAGAAGAATGGTTTTGGTGTTGTCTTGTGCCCACGCACCGAAAGCAATGAGCACTGGGAGCACTGCTTCAAGCGCTGGAAGTAAAGCTGCACCAAGCGATTCTTTTGTCTCTGCAAAGGCAATACTTAGACGCTTCATTCCACCTTCGGCAGTGGCGGCAGCTGCGGCAGAGGCGCCACCAAACGATCCGCCGAGGACATTCATTACATCTTCCAAAGATGCACCGTCTTTGATCATTGCTTTAATCTCTGGACTTAGCGCTGCAAGTCCTTTCATGTTTCCGCCGTAAGCCTTGGCAAGCGCGTCGGAGACGGTCGCTAGGTCTTTGCCTGATCCTGCGGAGATGTCTTGTGCAAGTGCTAGCGCTTTGTTGGCTTCCTCGATGTCTTTAGTTCCGCGTACAAGTGACGCTAATGCCGGGCGAAGTTCAGAGTCCGCTACGCCTGACGCGAGACTCATCTTTGAGATCATGTCTTCTTGTGCTGCTATCTGTGCATCAGTCGCCCCAGTAACATTCTGGAGTGCAAGCGCTAGCTGTACCTGTTCGGCTTGGTCTTCCATTGCCGCCTTAGTAGCACCGACAAGAGCAAAACCAATTCCTGCGATAGCGGCCGCAGCTGGAAGCGCTGCTTTTTTCATGGCGAAGGACGCCTTAGCGGACGCGCCCTCAAGTTTCTGGAACTCTTTAACTGCCTTAGAGGTGCCCTTGGCGTCAAACTCGGAGATGATTGGAAGAATTACAGCCATGACTATTGTGCTTTCAAGTTCTGTCCGACAGCTTTACCAACGCGATCCACTAGTTGCTCCATAGCATCATTGAGATCTTCTTTGTGAGCTTCATATTGACGCCATACTACTCTTGATGAATCTCCATACTTGGCTGTTAATGCGGCGCCCATGCGATTACTAGTTGAGAAGTCAAAAAATGAAGCTGCCGCGCCAAGCCACCTAATAGCAAAGGTCGTGAGGTTCACTGTGTTTTGTCGAAACTCTTTTGGCGGTTTTGTGTTTATGTACGCTTTAACTTTGTGCTCGGTGGGCCAAGGAAAGACCTGATATGAGCCGCGCAAAGACCAAGATCGTTGCCAGCCTGACAGAGGGTAATTTAGGGGTATGGCGGATTCAATGTCGGAAACCAGACCAGCTGTAATCCTTTTGTAATCTTTAGTGATCTCGCGCCGTAAAGACTTGTCAATCTTGTTTAGCTCCTTAAGCGCTTCTTTAAGGCCGTAGACCTCTATTCGAGTTTCAATCCCGTCAGCCATGTCACCTCTTTTTGTTTTGTTTTTCTAGCACTGCGACAATGGTAGTTAGGTCTCGCGTGTCGAAGGTGTCAGCGTAGAAAGTGGGAGCCCACCCTGTCGCGACTACAAGTTCGGCGAGTTGTCGCCTGTAGCCGCGTCCGTAGGGTTTACATCAGTTGAGTCCTCTACGCCGATCTCGACATCTGGGTTCGCTTTAAGCCATTCGCGCCAAGTAGCAGGAAGTGTTTCGCCTTTGACGCCGAGCATGATGTACGCCCAGCAAGCCATATCTGATGCGCCGATACCGCGACCGTCGGAGACTCGACGATTCTCTAAGCGTTCCCATTCGGCGATCGCAAAGAGGTTTGTAATCAGTGTTTCTTTTTTGTCTCCGCGTGTAAGCGTAAGTTTGATCTTCACTTTGTTTCCTTTCGTCGGGCCAAGGAAGGCCGTTAATTATGCTGTGACATCAGCCGAGTAGACGCCACCCATGAAGGTAATGTCGATCGACTGTAGTTCTCCAAGTGATGCCGAGATCACTGGCAAAGACTCAAGATAGGTGCCTGTCAAAGTAAAGCCCGGGTTAGTTGCCGAGTCAGCTGCATCAGTTGGGTTTACTACGATATTCACTTTTGTGCCGACAAGCGGTGCAAGTGTTGCGTAAGTCGCTGAAGCGGCATAGCTAAGAAACAGAGTCAAGGTGCACTCATTGTCTTCAAGACCAGCGGTGAAAGTGTTTGCCGTGTTGCCGAAAACCGTGT